TCCTATCATTAGAATTTCTCTAGCCTTTTTGGCGCTATGACTTCCATCGGCATTTTTCTTTCTACGTCCTGCCGTATACGTGACATCAAAATAGATGATCTTGTTGGTGCCCTGACGAGACTCAAAGAAGTTATCTCCAATATCTCTATTAGACATCATAGCGTATGCACCGCGGTCTGTCAAGTCATTTAAGAACTTAATTACTGATTCCTGTAGATTGTCGTCAAAATCAACGCCATACTGTGTGAAGGAGCCGCGATACGGAGGATCTAAAAACACATAAGAATCCGATGTGGCCTGGTCAAGGGTTTGTTGAAAATCACCTGACATCAGCTTGCACCTTCTCAGTGCCTTGGACCACTCAAGAACATTGTCCTTATCATACACCTTATCTTTCTGGTTTAGCAGTCCTGAAGGAGTGCCGAATCTTCCATTAGTGTTCTTGTTAATCTGCCAGATCCCATTGAACCCTGTCTTCATCAAGAAGTATAAAGTAGCGGCTTCCTTTGTGGCACTCCACATCTCGTACTCAAACGCATGCTGGCGTCGAAGCTCGTAATAGAAAGCTTTGCGGTTTTCTTTGCTCAGCGGCAGATAAGCTTCTGATAAGGAATCCATGCAATTCATAAACTCTTGGGTATCGCTTTTTACCGCTTTATATATTGACATGATTGACTCATTTGAATCATTCAAAACAAACTTAGCTTCAGGGTTTTGCTCGTATGCCCAAATAAACATGGCACCAGCACCGACAAACGGTTCAATATACTTATCGAAAGACTCTGGTAGAACCTGCTGTTCTTTGTATTTCTTGATCAGGCGCGTCTTGCCGCCTGCCCACATAAATAAAGGCTTCATTTTAAATTTTGCTATCAAAGCGGACGACACCAGATGATATGCCAGCCCTACTTTTACCTCGCACGTTTATTCTAACATCTTCTGCTACACTTTGCACATATTGCTTGTCAATATATTTGAAATATTTCGGGGTCAAAATATAATCTGCCACCCCCTCAGTGCCGGCAAATTGCTTCCTGCCAGTCAACATCTCTTCGACAACAGCCTCTCGGATCTCGCGATCCTCAAAAACTTTGTCCAGTGCAGCATTAATATGTGGGCGCTCGTCTTGCCACCACTTATCATAGTCTACTGCATCTGCGACCAGATGAGGTTTTCTTTTAAGCGCCTTTGGTCTATTGTTTCTGGCTAGCATAATTCGCGGTAAGCTGCCGATTGTTTCTACTATATTTGTCAACAATTCACGGCGCGAAGATTCCAAGGAACCTGCAACTTGTTCAAAAATAGACGCAGTTCGCTTGCCTTCTGCTGAAGAAAGTTGAATAGGGCCAGCCATCTTGACTGATACTCCAATGGGCTCTTCATCGCGGTGAAGAACCCAGAAATCTGCTTTAATCTCTCTTCCTAGTCCCTTTAGTGTCACCTCATCGCGATGCAGAAGTTTGGCGTTGGGAAATTTTTGCTTTAGAAGATAAGCAGCATACGCTGCCTCATCGCTTTGTGGTGGCGCCACTGTAAGGGGCATCTTTCTGTAGCACTCTATGATGTCGTGTTCAAACTTTACGCCTTTGTTAGCCATGTTTTATCCTTTAATTAATATTTCTGAAGATTGTTTGCTCTTATTCATGCCGTAAGACCAACTAGCCTCGATGATCTCATAATTTTCGTACATTTCTCTGATCTTATCGCAATCATTATATGACATAACCCATCCACTTCGTTTTGTCAACAGAGAATGTAATCTTTCGTGGTCAAAGGAATTATGTAGATTACCATCAACTCCATATAAAGAGTTTTGCGACCCCTTCAACATATATGGCGGATCAAGATATAAGAATGCTTTGGGGTGATAGTCCATTGCATCTTCAAAGTCTGCATAATCCACTCTAAAATTTTTAGCTTCAAAATCTCTCAGTCTTTGAACAGAAGATTCTGTAAATCTCGCATAGGAAGCCCTCTCAGACCAGCCGCCGCTAAAGGTAGCCCCGGAGAAACTAGCTCTATTAATTGCATAATACTTCGCTGCCCTCTCATATGAAAACATAAAAGAGTCAGTCATGAGATCTTGACGATACTGATGAAAAGACTCCTTAGAGCACCCAATGACCGTATCTCCGCTTCTGATTGTATACTCTTCTCGGAGATTGTCCACTGCATCAGCGAGCTTTTGGTTACCTTCGCACAAAGCCATCCAAAACCATACAAGCTGTTTCATCTTGTCGTATCCGCGCACCTCAGTGCCGCGAGCAGCTATAGCAAGCTCTACCGAGCCACCCCCGAAGAATGGCGAGCAAACTCGCTCGACATCCTCGGGGATGTGGGGTAGGATATGCTTGACGGCGCGGGATTTGCCGCCGGGATATCTCAACGGTGTCTTCATTAGTACTTGTTTACTGGTACTAAGTTGTGACCGTTAATGTTGTGATCTTGTACGATCTGCGGAAGAGCACCCTTGAAGATGTATGGGCGCTTCTTCGGGACAGTCAGAGAGATGCCTTCTGGCAACTGGCTCTTTACGACTTCCCAAGAATCAAGGTACAAGTTCTCCATGTACTCCATAGACTTCTTGAGACCTGCGCGTGCGGCGGTGGGACTCGTGTCTGTGGTGTAGAAGATCAAAGTCACTGGTTCACGATCATTCTTCAGGGCATCACGGACATGGCGCCAAGCGCGCTCTGCGTATGTTTCGTTGTCAGCCATATTGACCAGAACAAAATCGGACTTGGCCAAACCGAGGTTAGTGGTAATCCACTTTTCAGCTTCAGACTTGGTGACAGACCAAATCAAGCTGTCATCGATCGAGGCGCGTCTAATAATAGTATTTCTGATCTTAGTAACTGTCCCTCCGCGCGAATTGTCATATACATTTGCAATCTTAACGTCATTGTATAACCAATTATCAATTGCTTCAGACGTTGGGTCTAGCAAACCCTTGGTAACCAAACCAACGCCACCACAAACATAATCATCAAATGAATTCATGAAGGTGGGATTATGAAATTGATTTCCAATCAAACCATTCGTAATTGTGTTCTTCTCACCTGCATCTGCGCGGCTGTATCGGGCAACCGGCATCCATCGCTCACCGTTTAGGATTGCAGCCCTAATGCGACCTCGCCCTTCTAGCGGGGCGCCATCAGTGTCAATACATGGTGGAAATTCCGACATGTCGTAGTTACGGCGACTGAAGGATACACGAAAGCTATCAATACGATCGTCTACATTGTCCTTCGTTCTAATACCAATATTCTTGTAGTTTGAACTGTTCAGATCAACTGTTGTCAAGTCCAGCCAATCAAAGTCAATGAATGTGGCATCCTTGAATTTAATCTTAGGCAGCTTTTCAAACTCATCAAGATTGATTTGCCCTTGGTTGTTGAAACCGCAACGGATTCTTGGGTTTGGTAGCTGTGTTACTTCTCCAAACTCGTCTGTTTCGGTTTCTGATTCAACGACCTTGAGGTCGTTTGCGTTGATGATGTTTGTGGTGTCATCACTACCATTGTTATTAGTTCCCATTTTGTTTCTCCTTGGCCAGCGGCCTATGTTAATGGAAGCACGTTAGCCGTAGCAGTTGTGCTTTTATCTTCTTTATTGAAGATGTTTTTATTATAACACCTTGATTTAGAATGTCAAGGATTTTTTTAAAAAGCGGCAGACTTTTCACCGGTCTGCCAGCGGCTTTTTATACTACTCAGTAGTTGTTTCAGTTGTGGTGGTTTCGACATCTGTAGTTCCCTCAGTTGTCTCGCCCGTTGTACCAGTTGTGGTGGTCTCAGTGGTGGTCGTAGCAGAAACCTCGATTGTTTCGCCAGTGGTCTCCGTAGTTTCGGTGGTCTCGGTGGTCGTGTTCGTAGACACAGCGCCAGGATCTACCTCGCAGCTTCCGTATGCAGTCGCGATGACAAGAACGCCTCCGACGACAGATACCTTAACCTTCCATGAGGCCCATTGTGATTTCAACCAATCCATAGTATTACTCCTTTTATGATTAGTAAATTGTGGCAGAGTATTTACCCGCTCTGCCATCGGTTTCTCAAACTAAATGGCTTACTTTCCGTTCATTAGTTCGTTGAAGGCTTTATCCACGTCACTAGTGGTTTTTCCATATGCTACGGTCTCCCGAGAGCGCGATTCGGCACTTTTGTTACCTGAAAGCTGCTCATCAAGAATACCATCGATCTCTTCTGGAGTGTGGCGTTCGAAAAGAGAACTGAAGTCTGGCATACGATCGAGGAGGGCAGGGATCGCTTCCGTATCTTCAAGCAATGGGGACGTGTTTCGCCTCATCTTCATGTTAGTTTGAGGGTATGCGCCCGGTGTGGTGGGCTTAGTGTAAGTCAGCGTGATGTCAGTACCCTCACTGGCATCCGTGATGTCCCCATATTCGGGGTCTAGGATATATCCAAGAAGAAGCTCATATGCCTTCTTGCCGTATCCATAAATCTTAACTCCCTCTTCTTCGCGTCCACGAACGACGACTGGTGAGAAGTAGCGTCCTCGGACGAACAGAGACTTGGCAAGCTTCTTGCTTTCCTCATCGTTGTTATCGACGCCTTCTCGCCATACAGAAGAGGCAAATTCGCAAATTGGGCAGTGCTCACCGAAGTTACGCTTGGGGCACAAAATGCCGCCGCGGTGCTCGCCCACGTTATAATGGAAAAACATCTCCTTGAGAGGGTCTCCATCGTTTGTTGGGACGATTCGAATATCTTGATCTCCCTCATCTGGCTTAAACCATACCGAGTCGCCCTTGTCGGACCCCTCGCCACGCAGTGCGGCCAGCTTCTTTCGCATTAGTTCCATATTGATTGACATTAGTTTTTTCTCCTATTTGTTTGTAAAGTATATCGAGCTTTCCTCGATATCTAATGTATCACTCTTGCTCTAGCTTGTCAAGAGTATTTTGTTGTTGTATTGCGTTAGTGTGGGCAACGCAGAACCCAAAGTCTGGTAATTGTGTTTCGTAGATTGCGTAAGAAATTTTGCGGAAGGCATTTCTCGGCTTTGTCTTCAAAATGTCTACCAACTTCTTGTGCAGTCCTATTTCTTTTTCTAATCTCTCTTCGTTTATACACATATAATAACACAGTTCGCGGTGGGCGTCAAGGTCAAAAAGCCAATTTTCCTCTAATTTCTTCATGTTCAGTATCGACACTGAGCGAATACGATTAATCTCATGAGGCTTCGATACATTCCCTACATGCGGCTCTGTGTGCTCAAAATAATTAAGATAATGTACGCACGAAAAAATTGTGTCATTGAGAATGTCGTAATAGTTCTTCAAATTTACGTTTTCGAGTACTCTCTCAATGCTCTCATTTGACAATATTGTTAAACTGCGGAAAAGCCCCGATCTAGCATATTCTTGGAAAATACCGTGGGTGGCATTCTCAACAAGTCTTGGAGAGCCAGTTAACAACTCAATGTCTGGCTTTATATAAAAGACATCGACATCCCTGTCTTTGATCTGCTCCAAAATACCCAACGAGCATATTGAACTCATTGAAGACCCGACCACAAAAACTTGTACTCTATCTTTTATGTCTGCAAAAAACGATTTCAGATCCGGGACGTTTCTTTCGTACTCTTCAGGCGTATCATAGACTCCCAATTTGTAATTGCGTGGTGTGTTCTCCTCAACACCACTGCTTATCTTATAAACGTCATACTGAGGCACTGACTCGAACTTTTCCGCTATGGCGGAGGCCGCATTGCCGATTCCAACTATAGAGATCATATGTTCAAATCTCCAAGATCGTAATAATTCTTCCCAGCCATCACGTTAACCATGAACTTATCAAGCTTATTGTTTGCGAACAGCTCTTTGATTTCTGGCAGAAGGTGCCTTTCTTCGTCTGCTACGTCCAACACTAGCTCATCGTGTACTATATGAGATATAAAGCTCTTTTTTCCTTCGAGGAACTTGTCGATCTCCACCGCTCTTTCTAAAACTATATCAGAAGTCGTGCTCTGGATTAAGTAATTTAGAGCCCGGCGCTCATCTACCTCAATAGCTCTTCCGAAGGGTGTTTTGATTGTTGTGCCATCGTACCAGTCCTTTAACACGCTTTGTTTGTCATAAATGCCAGTCGCAATGTCTGTTGAATTGGGATCATACAGCCAAGCAAAGAATCTGGTCTTGCATTCTTCGCGAGTTATCTCTTGTTCAAAAAGGTGAAACGAGTTCCAATCATGAATGTCTGATTCAGGCTGCTTTTCGCCGGTGAGCGACAGCAGAGTGCGAACCTCAGCACCATTGTAGTCTAATGACACAAACCAGTCATTATGAGGCTTCAATATTCTTCTAAAATCTTTTTTCATCGTCAAAATAGGAAACGAATCGCGACAAGTTGTCAGTCGACCTGTAACTGTTCCGTATATATTATAATCAATATATTGACTCAGATCAAGCACTTTTTGCATTCCAATCCTATTGTTGGTGTGTACAAAAAGAGACTTGCAGTCGGATGCATCTATGTTTAAATTTTGATACCTGATCTTATATACCAGCCTCGCCACATCGACCATGAACGCATAGTTTTCTGGCTTCTCGTAATTTTCAAAAACGTGTTGTGTTATCTTATTTTTTATTTCGCAAAATTCAACCAAAGAGTCATGAGGCATCAAATCAAAGATGCAGTGTTCGTTAAAATCTATTTTTGCTATCTTGAAAGACTTGTAAAACGCATTCATCTTCCGAATGTTGGCGCGATATTCTTCTATCATGTCATCAGGGCACGTTTCCTCAAGAGACTGCCCGCCACAGATAAGCCAAGCATACTCGATATCTTTGTCGTTCACGAACCCACCGGGGCGCCATGTCCTCTCTAGTCCGGCCGGAACATCGTCAAAATGTAACCTACCATCCTTATATACACCAACGCACTCTGT